AAAATTAATCAATTGGAAGAACGTTTAAATAAAATAGAGGAGGCTTTGAAAAATGAGTGATAGCAAATCAATAATTAGTTTAGTACAACTTAAAAATGAGTTTTTCTATACTTTTGGAATAACACCATTAGACGCATATAATGTAATTGGCGACGCTATTACAGATAATACCGAAGCTATACAAAAAGCGATTAATGACGCTGTAACTAATGGAATTAAATATATTTTTGTTACAAAAGGTATATATTATTGTTCAAAAGATTTAGAAGATAAAGATAAAGTTAGTTTTATTGGTAATGCTGTAGAAGCAGTAATTACAGGTGTTGAAATACAACAATTTCCTGATATGTGGGTAGAAGGTTTAGCAAAGTTTGATGAATTATTACCAATTGGAAGTATTATTGAAATAGGGTATTGGCAAGAAATTCCTGAAAATTATTTAATATGTAATGGTTCAACTGTTAATGTTGAAGATTATAAAGAATTATATAAAAGCTTAAATATTCAATATTCATCATTTACAGGTGATACTGTAAATGGTGAAACAATAGTAGAAGAAGAACCTACAACTTTTAAATTACCAAAATTAGATGGTGAATCATTTGTAACTAAAAAAATTATAAGATATAAATAAAGGGGGTAAAAATATGTCAAAAACAACTGTAAAACAATTATTAACTGATATTGATAGAAGATACCCTAATACATATTCTGATGAAGATAAAATAGACTGGATAAATCAAAGTTTACAAGAAGTTTATAAAGATTTAGCATTAGAAGAATTTTATAAATTTAATACAATAAAAGGTGAAAGAATTTATAATTTACCTACTAATTGTACAATAGATATGATTAAAAATGTTCAAATGAGTATAAATCCTGTTAATTTAGGAAATGGGGAAAAGAATTATAGAACTTTAAAAAATGCAACTAATAATGAAACAATGAATATTCCTTCTTATTATGCAGGTATTGACGAAACAACAATTGGTATTTATCCATGCCCTGAAGATGTCTATAGTGTCAATGTTTATTATGGAAAGACACCTGATTTTGTTTCAAAGGAAAGTGATTTTGTAGATATAAACAATCGTTATATTAATTTAATAAAATATAATGTTTTATCAATAATTTGTATGAGTGGAAATAATCCCGACATTGAAGTTGCTAATCAATATATTTTACTTTATAACAATTTAGTAAATGAAGTTTTACAAAGTAAATATGAAGATAGACAAAAATATTATGTAATAAGAGATGAATTAAGACCTAGAACTTCTTATAGAAGGAGGTACTAATAATGTCAATATTTAAAAAACCATTTTTGAATAAAGTAAATTATCAATCAGATAGTCAAGTAATTACTTGTGGTGGAGGTATTAATAATGTATATTCGCCTGAATTTATACAAGATTCTGAATGTCAAGATATGTATAATTTTACTTTAGATGATTACCCTATTGTAAGAACTAAAGTTGGCAGAACTATGTTACGAAATCCTGGAAGTAAAGGTCAAGAAATAACATATTTTGGTGTAACTGGTTTAAATTATTTGTTTTACATTCAAAATGGAATATTAAAAAATGCAGATGGTGCAACAATTCATAGTAATTTAAGTCCAACATATAATAAAAATACATACTATAAAGACGGCAATAATGAATATTTAATTTTATATTCTTCAGAAGCAAGAGCAAAAAGAATCACTTTACCTTTCTCATCAGAAAAAGAAACAGAAGATATTAAAATTAAAGATATAAACGGCGACGAATTTTATCCTAAATGTATGACATATCATAAAGGTAGAATGTTTGCTACTAAAGGAGATATGCTTTATTTTAGTGCTTTACAGAATCCACTAGATTGGGAAACTGAAAACGATAGTGGTTATATTAAAGTTACAAATGCAAAAGGTGAAATAACAGCAATTGTAAGTTATGATGATAAATTAATTATTTTTACTCAAAACAATATGCATATATTGTATGGAGATACACCTTCAAATACAGATACAGACGCAAATTTATTTAGTCTAGTTGATTTAGATAATTCGATTGGGGCGTATGGTACTCAATTAGTTAAAGTACATAATGAGCTTTTATATTGGATTTATGGGGAAAATATTTACGAATATGACGGAAGTTCAATAAGAAATATTGAAGCTCCAACAAGTGCAAATGGTTTGACGGGTGGAATAAAGGAATATTTAGTAGGAATTACATATGTAGAGTGTGAAAATATTAGTATTGTAGGAAGTGGATATAATGTTTATTTCTATTTCCCGGATTTACAAAATGAAGGAAGAATTTTCATATTTAATCAAAAGTTAAGAAAATGGTCACAAGAATTACAACCAACAGAAGAAGACGAAATGTATTACATAAGTCTTGTAGATAGTTTTAATTCACTTAATTACAGTCAAACGCCTATGCCGATATACGCATTAACAGCAAATGGAACAATTTATGAAATTACAGGTGGTGACTTTAAAGCTGGCGGACAAGATGAATATATTAATAGTGATAATTTGACATACAAGAAAAATATACCATTCTATTATAAAACAAAAAAATTTACTGATGGTGGGGTTTCAAAACAAAAAGTATTAGATGATTTATGGTTACATTATGACCTTGAAGAAGGTGCAACAGCTACTATAAAGATTACAAAAACAGCTAATGGTAATCAAACTATTACAGTTTTAGAAAATGTTTTAAAAGCTGGTTCAGATATGTTTGAAAGAATAATGATACCATATAAATTTAAAGGTCTTTTAGATAGCTATACTATTGAGATTTACGGTGAAGGAAATTTCATTTTAAAACAAATCGAAAGAAAATTTAGGTTAAAAACAAGATGAGATATAGATTATATTCAACAGTTGAAGATACTTTAAAAGAATGGGAAAAGCTTTTAAATATAAATACCAAAAATCAAATGAAATTTCAAAGAAGCTCAAATTCAGAAGATACTTTGGAAGATTGGGCTTATAAATTAAATAGTTTAAGTAAAAAGAGCAGTATTACTTTTAAATATAATAAAAGTGATCCTGCTCAAACTGTTTTAGAATGGGAAAAATTATTAAATAAATTATTTTAAATGGAGGTAAAAAATGGCAGTAGTAACCAACAAAAATATATTAACTAAAAATCCAACAAATGTAGTTCCTAGTCAAATTACTAATGACCCAGTTCAAAATCAAAATTTAGCAGTTCCAGTACAACAAGTAATACCAGTTTATACGCAACCTGTGCAACAAGTGGTAGCAGAACCTCAAACAACAAATAATCAAGTTGTATCAACAACGAATCAAGAAAATAATGCACAACAAGTAACAAATAATAATCAACAAAATCAAGTGGTAGAGCAACAACCACAAGTAGCTAGTATTGAAAGTTATACCGAACCAGTAGCTACAAGTAGCATACAATCGTATAATAAATCATCAAATTCAACTAATGATGTAACAACTACTACAACAAATAGTAATACTGGAGAAACTAGTACATGGGTTTTATTAAAATCAACTGATACTGATTTGACAACAACAGAAGGTCAATACCAAAGTGCATATGCAGATACAATAAACACTTTGGTAGAAAATATTTTAAATGCTAGATTTGAATACAATCCTGAAGAAGATGAGTTATTACAATTAGCTACAAAGTATGCTACAAATTCAACGTTAGAAACAATGAATAGTCGTGGAATTTTAAACAGCTCAATGACAGGTGAAAGAATTGCAAAAGTTATTTCTGATTTAACTTATCAATATCAAGAACTTGCAAAAGATGAGTTCAATGAAGAATTCAATAGAATGATAACTGTTGCTAATTTACTTATGAGTTTAGATGAAACAGAATATCAAAGATATATAGATAATAGAGATTATCAATATCAATTAAAACAAGATGAATACCAAAAAGAACTAGACGCAATAAGTCAAGCTTGGGAGAGAGTAGATAATTTAGGTTATGTAGATAATGAAGCTTCACAAATATTAGGTTTAGCAGTAGGTACTTTAAGTAAAGACGCAAGAGAAAGAATAGAAGATATGCAAGACGAACTTGAAATGTATCAAAAGAAGCTTGATATGGAAAGAGAAAGCGATTTAGAACTATATAAACTTAAAGCTGAAATTGACGCTCAATACAGTACATCTTCAAGTAAATCTTCTAGTAGTTCTTCAAGTAACCAAGTAGGGTATTCAGATTATTTGTCTATGCTTAAAAATCAATCTTATATAACTAAAGATGTTAACGGCAATTATGTAGTTACAGATGTAAGTAAATTTGCAGATTTTCTTGAAACACAAAATACATCAGGATATATGAGTGATTCAACCTTAAATAAATTATTAGCATATTTTGGTTTAAGTCTTTCAGATTTGAATACAAGTTCAAGTAGTAATAAATCTTCTGCAGGTACAAGTTCAACTAACATAGGAACTCAGCTTAAATCAAAGAATACATCTAATAAAGGAATTTTAGAACAAATTTATTCTCAAATGAATAATTAATGGGAGGTTTAAATGCTAAACTGGAATAAAATAAGAGGACGTAAAGATGATGACGAAGAAGAAAAAACAACAAATGTAGTAAGCAATAATAGTAGTTTAGACTGGGACACAATAAGAGGAAGAAATAAAGATAATAAAACAAGTTCAAAAACTACTATTGAAGAAACAAATAACACTTCAAGTAATCAAACTATAAGAAATTTGAATCAACTAAATAGTAATTCAAACTTACATAATAAAAATGCTAGTTATATGAAACAAAATACTAAAAAACAAGAAACAACTTCAACTTCAGAAAATGCCTTGAAAACAGCAGTTGCTAATTTTAATAATAGCAAAAAATTAGCAGATAATAGTTCTTCAAACATTTCTACTATATCAAAAGCAAATTCAGTAAGTAATGCAAGTACACAACCTACAAGAACGTCTGCAAAAAATGCGAAGGAAAGTGCTGATACATTTATGGGTGGTGTTGCTTCTAAAACATTAATTCCTTCAGCAATCAAATTAGTTAAAAATGCAAAGGAAGAAGTAACAGCAAGAAATGAACATTTAAGTAACGAAATGTCAAACATAGTAAATGATACAGAAAAAAATACATTGCAAAAGACAGTTGGTATAATGACTAGTGTTGCTAAAGAAGGAATTGACGCTATTCAAGATTTAAAAAGAGCAGGTGTAGATGAAATATCTTCAAATTTTATATATAACGTTTCTAATTTATTAACTGGAGAACCTATTAATATACAGACTAAAGATAAATCTATATATACAAATTCCGAAAAAAATAGGAAAAAATCAACATCACAAATAAACGAAGACGTAAATAAAATGCTTTATAAATATAATGATGATGGAGAATATAATAATTTTAAAAATATTGGTCAAATTACAGGAAGTGTGTATTCGACAATTAGAAATGTTTTATTAGGAAATGCAACTAATATTCCAACTTCTGTAATATGGGGTACTTCAAAAGCAAGTGAAAACTATAACGAAACAGGAACAATAGCAAGTGCTGAAACAGGCTTTTTAGAAGGATATTTGTTTGATAAATTATTGAATACTGATAGTTCAAATTTAGTTCCAATTGGTGAAAAAGCTACAAGCAAATTGAGTAAAAATATATCTTCTGTATTAACAAAATCAGGCGTTGTAGAAGAATATGCAGAACCTATAGCTAACGTTATAGATACAGTCTTAAAAACATTTACTAAATCTTTTGTAGCAGGCGAAAGTACAAGTATTATGGGTGAACTAACAAACGAGAAAAAAGAAAATTATTCATCAGAAAATTACACAAATTTATTTAAACAAATAACTTTTTCAAATATATTTTCTAGTGCAATTATAGCAGGGCTTCAAGGTTATTCAGCTTTTAAATTTCAATTTTCAGTTAAAAATGCTACACAGGAAGATGTTGTTTCGGCTTATAAAATTTTAGGCATTGATAAAAATGCGACTGAAAAAGAAATAAAATCTGCATATAGAAAATTAATGAAAGAATATCACCCTGATAAATATATACAAGCAACTGCTGAAGAACAACAATATGCAAGAGATATGACTGTAAACATTGTAAATGCTTATGAATCTTTAACTGAAGGAAAAGTATTTAATTATACACCAGTCGAAGGTTATAACCCAACTGAAGTTATTAATAATATAACAGTTAGTAAAACAGGTGAAAATCAAGTTGAAGTTACAGTTCCAACAAATAAAATACAAGAAAATTTAGGCATAGTAACAGATTATAATGTAACAACTTTTAAAGATAACAATATTGTAAATACTTATAAAGTTAGTGGTCAGGCAATTAAAAATATTAATGATAGTTTAAATGTATCACCTGCTGTTGTTAAAATAAATGATAATAATTTTGTTGTTATTGATAAAAATACAGGTGTTCAATTAGATACTATAAAACAAACACAAGAAGAAGCTATCACTTCTTATAATAAAAAAGTTACAAATATGTCTGACGAAAGTGTTTCTAAAATAAATAATCAAATTAAAACAGCACAAGAAAAATTAGAAGCAAAAAAGCAAAGTCTAATAGAATATGTAAATAGCATAGATGAAATTCCTGAACAAGTAAAACAAAATCTTATCACAGCAATAGAGAATACAGAAGCAATAAATACAGATAGTGAATTAAAGAATATCAATAAAATAAGAGAAGATTATAGCAAATCTGAAATAAGTCAAAGCAATAATGTAAACGTGTTTAAAAATTCAATCTCAAATGAAAGAGAGGCAGACAATGGCAATACGCAATCTAGGAAAGAAAATACTAATAAAAACAATGTGGGAATATCATCAAATAATGTTACAGAAATATCAGAAAAAGCAAATCAAGGGTTGCAAAACTATAAATCAAAAATACAAAAAGACAATTCAAACTATAATATAACTGTTGCAAATGAATTAACAGATACCGAAAAAGCTGTTAAAGAACAATTTGAAAATGACTGGAGTCAGGAAGTTGTATTTTATAACGAAAGCGAAGAAACTGCTAGAGAATTTGTTTTACCTGAAACAAAAGATGTTATTTATGTTAAGGCAGGACAAGATGATGATTACCTAGTTAAATTTTCAACAGCACATGGATATTTACACAATCTAAAAAAGGATTTTCCTGAAGAATATCAAAAGTTAGCAGATGTACTAAAAGAAAGTTTAACAATAGATCAATTAAGTGAATATATAAATTCGTATGGCAATGATACAAAAGATTTTGAAGATTTAAACGAAGTTGAACTACAAGATTATATGACAGAAGAAATATTAGCAGACTATTTAGGAAATTTTGCAAA